TTGACAGTAGATCAAACGAGCATTTTATGATGATGCTTGAGGATTTTGAAGCTATCGAATATGGTTCTGACAATTGGATTGAGCAGTTAAAACGCTATGTGAATCGTCACAAAGCAGAGCAGCAGCCAAGGCTGAAAGAGCTGAAACGATATTACAAAGGCGATAACAATATCAAGTATCGACCTGCTAAAACGGACGAAACCGCGGCAGATAATCGTATTTCTAGTGATTTTGCTAAGTACATTACAATTTTCGAGCAAGGCTACATGTTGGGTAATCCGGTCGATTATAAGAATGAAAACAAAGCAATCCTTGAACATATCAAGGGCTTTTCAGCCAAAAACAACGAGAAGAAACACAATTCCTCAATCAAGAAAGACTTGTGTGTGTACGGCCGTGCTTACGAGCTTTTAACAGTCACAAAGCGCGATAGTAAAGCGTGGGTTAAATTGTACAAACTCAGTCCAGAGCAGACTTTTGTTATTTACGATGATACATACGAGCAAAACTCACTCATGGCTGTGAACTACTACGATGTAGATTATGGAGACAGCAAGCGCAAGACGATTATCAAAGTCTATACTGCAGATCGTATCTACAGCTACGAGTGGAAGTCCACGGATAGCGATAAAATGGCGCTCAAGGACGAGCAAGAACATTTCTTCAAAGCTGTACCAGTCAACGAATACAGCAACAATGAGGACCGTTTAGGTTCTTATGAGTCGGTTTTGGATAACATCGACGCTTATGATTTATCGCAGTCTGAGCTTGCTAATTTCCAGCAAAATAGCAACGATGCCATCTTGATGATTAAGGGAAATCCGTACACAGGAGCAGAGGAAAATGACTTTTTGGAAGATGGACGAATCAATCCCAATGGTCGGCTGTATGTGTCGCAGGCTTATAAGAAAGCGCAAGTTCTTATTTTGGACGACAATCCAAATCCAGGCGGAGCGAATCCTGACGCTAGCTATTTGATTAAGTCGTATGATAGTGCAGGCGCAGAGGCTTATAAACAACGCTTAGTCAATGATATTTTACGTTTCACTTTCACGCCGGACACTCTTGATAACAGCTTCGCTGGCACGCAGTCAGGCGAGTCGATGAAGTACAAGCTCATGGCTAGCGACAACTACAGAGAGCAGCAAGAAGACCTGTTTGAAGCCGGTCTTATGCGTCGATTGCGTTTAGCGGTAAATATCTGGAAGATTCAAGGTAACGAAAACACAGCTTACGAACTCATCAACGAAACTTCTGTGGTTTTTAGTCCGAACGTTCCGCAAAATGAAAAAGAAATCGTTGAGATGATTAAGTCATTATATGGAATCGTCAGCGATCAGACTATTTTCGAATTGCTGAATCAAGTTACGGGTGTAGATGCTGAAGACGAGCTGGAACGTTTGAAAGAGCAAGAAGCCTTGGAACAGCCAGAGCCGCGACTAGAACCCGTAAATGAGGTGGTCGATGATGAACAAGAAATCGAATCAAAACCATCTTGACTACTGGTCAGAACGGTCAGATGAGATTTTTCGTTATCTAGACCGGAAAGATATTGATTTTTTTGCTGAATTAAATAAAGTCTATCAAGAACAAGCTAATGAAATGCAAAAGGCTTTTTACGATTTCGTTAGCAAGTATTCTGAGAACGGCTCAATGAGTTATCAGGAGGCGCTACAACGATTGAAAGGCACCGACCTGTCAGATTATCGGGCAAATGCTAAGAAGTATCGTGAGCAGGCCGAGAAAGACCCAGAATTGCTTAAAAGACTGAATGAGCAGTATACGACCGCACGCGCTACAAGATTAGAGTCATTACAACTGGATATGCTTTTTCGTGCAGGTATCGCAAGAGGAATCATCGCCGAAAAGTTTGAAAGCTATTTGCAAAAAATGGCTCTTATGGGTTATAAAAAGGCCATGAGCGGTCGGACTGGTACAATCAACGAACCAGCGTTAAAAGAGTTAGTGAAAACGCCGTTTAACGGCTACAACTACAGTCAGCAATTGTGGGGAAATACAGACAATCTAGTTAAGGATTTAAAAAAAGTCCTGAAGGCTGGTTTTGTTCGTGGAGAACACCCCAGAACAATGGCGCGTGATTTAGCACAAAGATACAAAGTAGCCAACAGTAGGGCTGAAACGCTCGTCCGGACTGACGGAACGATGATTGTCAATCGCTCTGCTATCCAACGTTACAAGGACGCAGGACTTAAATACTATCGGATACTGGTTCATCTGGATAATCGTACGACTGAAATTTGTAAAAGAATCCATGCAGAAAATAAGCGGTATTTGATTGACGAAATGCAGGTGGGGGTAAATGCTCCACCTTTTCATTTCGGTTGTCGGTCTGGGGTAATACCAGATGAGGAGGAATTGAACGAAGGGTACAACGAAGAGCAGGAACAAAAAGCGTCTAATTTTGAAGAGGATAAAGTTTTTGTAGCAGATAAACCGAGCGAAATCGATGACTTTTTCAAAGAGCAAAAAACATATCAAAAGTGGTATAATGAACTTACAGATGACGAAAGAAGTGTTATCTACTCTTATACAACAGAAAATTATCATAATTTCAACAACATAAAACGATATGGACTTGACGAAGCACTGAAAATTCGAGAAAAATTCTGGTTTGAAAATGACGGAAGTGCAGAAGATCTGCCTTTTGCTTTAGATATTGTGAAAGACACAAAGTCGAATATTTCAATCTTGGAAAAGGCTATTTCAAAATTTGCGCCCGAAAAAAGCTTCAAAGCTTATCGCGGAAGTGGGTCTATATCTGCTTTAGGTGAAGATTTAGGCTATATGAATCTCGAAGTTGGTCAAACAGTAAGATTAGATAAAACATTTACTTCATTCAGTCTAGACAGAAATTACGCTAAGGAATTTGCTTTTGACGGCGACGGAGCAAACGTATTATTTGAAGTTACTGTCAAGAAAGGTCAGAAAACAGGTGCTTATATAGCAGAGTTGGCTGATTTTAGTCCTGAAAAAGAATATCTGATGAAACCGAATTTGAGGTATAACGTTATCTCTAAAACGGAAAGCAAAGACGGACTATTAGTTTATGGTTTGGAGGTGTTAGAAAATGGGTCTTGATAAAATATTTATAGACAGAGTATTTTCTCGAGGCGAAGATAGAGTGAATAGAGCTATTTTTGTAGAACCTGAGGAACTTATCGAAATAACTGATGAAGATATCAGTTTTTTAGGTGAGGGGCTCTTTTACTTTTTACCTCGCAGCAAGTTTGTTGAGGATAATAAAGATAAAATCAGAAAAGATTATAACTTATCTAAAGAAATGCCTAAAATAAATGGGATTTATTTGCCTACTTTTTTAAAAATGAGAGCATGGGACAGAATCAGGAAGACTAAACCAAGCTTAAAAGAAATTATTGACATGACAAAAAAAGAAAGCATTTAGAAATTCTAAGCGCTTTTTTGTTGTCCAGAAAGGAGAAAAAATGATTATTTGGAATTTGGTATCTATCACAGCAGGCGTAATCGTCCTGCTTATTTTATTAGTTATTGGCTACATCGTACTAGCTGGATTGCTTGAAGGTGCTAAAAATGTGTTAGCTAGTAGTAAGAAAGGACGACATGAGCAAAATACAAGTCAAGATTGAAGATATTAGTTTTTCGGCTATGACCAAAGAGAGGAGACCTACAGTAAAACTCGAATTAGGCCTAATCGGTGGCAAGGTAATTGATTCGATCGATGTCTTGCCGAAATTGATAGAAGACATTTCGAAATTAGAATATGAGGTAAATCATGAACAAACGAATTAAGAAGAAAGCGTCTAAAAGACGTGCAATCGAAAGACAAAACGCTGCATTGGCTGCTGAAGTGGCTGCGCTTAAAACTACAATCACCATGCAAGGCAAGATGATCGAAGAGATGCAGAACCTAAATTCTCACAATGTCCAAGCAACAAATGAGCGCTTTGACAAGTTGGAAGCTGCCAAAGAGCAAATGAAGCTTGACTTGGACAATGCTGTCATTTCGTTTAGCAAATCGAAAAAGCCAAGCTGGTTTGGTAGAAAGTAGGTATGAAGAAATGAAATACAGAAAGAAACCTGTAATAATTGAGGCGGTCAAGTGGACTGGCGAGAATGTAAAAGAAATCGCTGATTTTATGGGTGTTGAATCTGTACCCTACGATTTAAACACTCATGATTTATCTATTATGACTCTTGAAGGGGTAATGGTAGCTAGAGCAGGGGACTACATTATCAAAGGCGTGCAAGGTGAATTTTATCCGTGCAAGCCCGATATTTTTGTGGAGACATACGAAGAACTGGAGTATCTGAATATTTTAGATACTATTTAGGAAGCTATCTAACATATTGACCAGCTGGAATAAACCGCTATAAATCACTATAAACCGTATGGAATCCCGTACGGTTTTCTTTTTGTCCAAACCGTGCTGAAGACGTTAAAAGCTGTACTGTTTCGCCGCCGGGCGTAAAACGAGACTATCGAGTGGCGACGTAATCGCTGGAGGACAATTATGTCAGAAGAAATCAACGGAACTACTACGACTGTGGATCAAACTGAGACCGTCGACACTCAGAATGAGAAAGCAGTAGATGTAGAGTCAAATGCAGATAGCGAGAAGCACGAACGCACTTTCACTCGTGCTGAAATCGGCAAGATGTTAGCTGCCGAACGCACCAAGTGGGAAGCTGAGCAAGCAATGGCGCTTGAACAGGCTAAAAGCGAAGGTGAACGACTAGCAAAGCTGACTAAGGACGAACGCGCTAGAGAAGAAGAAGCAAAACGAATCGCAGAATTAGAAAAGCGCGAGCGGGATATAGCCGAGCGTGAGATGAAATTAGCGACCCAATCGCTCTTGGCAGACGAAGGCTTGCCACAAGAATTTTTAGATCATGTGCTAGCTCCGACTGCTGAAGAGGTGAAAGCTAAAATCACAGCTTTGCGAACTGTATTTGATAGCGAAGTTGAAAAGCGTGTGAACGAACGACTGGTTCAAAGCGCGCCACGTCGTGGTACTACAACAGGAATCACGAAAGAACAAATTATGGCAATTGAAGACACTGACAAGCGTCAGGCTATGATTGCTGAAAATATCAATCTTTTTAGAAAGGGCTAGAATATGGCTGAACAAAAACTAACTACTATGGCTAACTTGGGCGAAATCAAGTCTATTGATTTTGTCAACAAGTTTTCCAAAAATATCAACGATTTACTGACTCTCTTGGGTGTTAGCCGTCGACAAGAATTGACAAGCGACCTGAAAATCCAAACTTACAAATGGACTGCTGATGTGGACGCAACAAATCCGGGCGAAGGTGAAGACATTCCGCTTTCTCAAATGGTGCGTGCTAAAGGCGACGCTTACGAAGTAGCGTGGTTCAAGAAACGTCGTTCTGTCTCTGCTGAGGCAATTGCACGTCATGGGGCATCCGTTGCTATCACGGAAGCTGATACACGTTTAATGCGTGAAATTCAAAACGGAATCAAAGAGCAATTTTTCACTTTCTTGAAGGCAAATCCAAGCAAAAACAAAGGTACTGGATTGCAGGGGGCTCTTGCTCAAGCTTGGGCTAAAATCGCAACATTTAACGAGTTTGAAGGTTCTCCGATTGTTTCGTTTATCAATCCGCTTGATGCAGCTAAATATCTTGGGGATGCAAGTGTTGGAGCTGATGCATCTAATGTTTTCGGTATGACGCTTCTCAAGAACTTCCTCGGAATGCAGAACGTCATCGTAATGAACGGTGTGCCAGAAGGCAAGGTTTATACAACAGCGATTGAAAACCTTGTGTTTGCTAACTTGAACGTTTCTTCTGGCGATCTCGGTGGGTTGTTTGCGGACTTTACAGACGAAACTGGTTTGATTGCTGTTGCTCGTGACCGTGCACTGAAAAACCTCACTTACGAATCTGTATTCTTCGGTGCTAATGTACTCTTTGCTGAAATCCCTGAAGGCGTCGTAGAAACGACTATCGAAAAAGCAGCTCCTGCAGTAGTACCTGGAGGCTAATCAATGACGGCGGTTGATACAAATGAGATTTTAAAAGAAATCAAATTATTAAAAGGGGTAAGCGATACTGCGCAGGATGACTTGCTGAATTTGACCATCAAAGAAAGCATTGAGCGCATCCTTGCCTTTGTCAATCGCTATTCCGAATCATCAATTACAGAAATTCCAAGCAATGCAGCATACATTGTTCGTGATGTGGCAATAAAACGATTTAACAAGCTGAATTCTGAGGGCGCTAAGGCTGATAGCGAAGAAGGACGAGCGTTTACATGGGAAGATAGCTATCTATCTGAAGATGATAAACAGGTTCTCATTTCTTTCGCTAGCAAGCGGAAAGCTCGAGGGATTGCGCGTTTCATCTAGGGGGTGATGCTGTGATTTACAATGACAGAGTCATTTTGGTAAAAGAGACTGTTTCAAGTGATGGCCTCGAAGATGATGTTGCGACTGATCAAGTCGGCCCCTTGCCATGCCAACACAGTGCGCTAACTAATAATGAGCAGATGGGAATCTTTGGAAAGTACAATCTAGACAGTTTTAAGTTACATTTACAAGGTATTCATCAAGATTTTTCAGAAGTCATTTATAAAGGCAAGCGTCGAGCTATCAAAGGCAAGAAACATCACAAAAATAGTACGGTGATTTATCTATGAGTTTGACCTATCGGGTTAAAGGTCTAGATAAATTTCTGCGCGAGGTGCAGAGAAAAGGGCGGCAAGCCCCGATCGCTGTGGATAGAGAATTGAATCGCTCTAGTCTACGCGTTGAGCGTTTGGCTAAGCTGTATGCCCCTTGGGATACTGGCTGGATGAGCGAGAACATCTATAGCATGCAAGCGAAGCTTATGGGCTATAAGGTTATCTCTCCAGTTTACTACTCAATTTATGTCGAGTTAGGCACACGAAAAATGGCTCCGCAGCCTTTTATGCACCCTGCTGTACAAGAGGAATATCCAAAATTGATGAGAAATCTAAATAAGATGTTTAAGAGGTGATTATGGATTCACCAACAAGCAATTTACTAAGAGACTTAAAAAAGCGATTGGGAGCGTTAAACATTCCAATCCATTTTAAGTTACCCGAAACGTCCGTAGTCGAGCCGTTTCTGGTAGTCGGTGGCATTACATCTGACACGTCTAAAACGGCGCAGACAGGGCTAATAATCGAAGACAGCACTATTCAAATTGATATTTTCCTGCCTGGCTCTAAAAGTCGAGTCTATGCAGAAAACATCAAATCGCAAGCTATTCGGTTGTTAGGTCGCAATACACGGACGACATCAACTATATTGATGGACAACTCAATCGGTCGCGAAGTCTATCATATTGTAATTAAAACGACCGAAACAATACTTTAAACAAGGAGGTCCTAAATGGCTGAAAAAGGACAAGTGAAAATCACTACAGCTAAGCCGATTGTTGGTAAAAAGGTATTCTACTTTATCCAATCAATCCATGCAGAAAAAGGTGAAGGGGCGCTTTTGCCAGCTTATCGTACAGACGGAAGCACAACCCTTGGCGGCGAGTATCAAGATGAGCAAACTCAACAAGGACGCTTGCTTGAAAAATCAAGCGATGAGCACTCAATTGAGTTGACTCAATACTTTGCGCCGATGGATCCGTCAGTAAATGTAATCTTGAATGCTCAAGCCAAAGGCGAGTCAATCAAAATTTGGCGTGTTATTGTTGACGAAAGTGTCAAAACAAAAATCGGTGAGTCTGGTAATCAAAAAGATGCTTACCCTGCCAAGTTTGGCTATGCTAAAATCACTGATGACGTTGAATTCAACGATGGCGTAGAAGAATTCGTCGAGCTTTCATATACAGCTGGAATTGTTGGCCGTTTGCAAGATGGTAAATTCCCACTTTCTGCTGAAGAACTCGCTTTGTTAAATGATATCTACGCATATCAAAATCCAGGTGAAACAACCGGCGATTACGACAATATTCAACGCTAATTTTCAGGAGGGTGGCTTTAATAGGTCGCCCTTTTATTTTTGGATTAAAGGAGAAAAAACACTAATGGAATTTAAAATCGGCAACAAACTTGTAGAAATCAAATTTGATTTTCGCTTGATGTTTAAAATTGACAAAGAGCTTGCTACAAAAGACGCGAATGGCCAGTCTTCAAAAAACGGAATCGGTGCCCTGTTTTATAAAATAGTCGATCGCGACGACCAAGGCATTGTGGATTTGATTCAATTTTGCGGAAGCAAAAAAGGAAAAGCAATCAGTGAAGATGAAGCGTTGTCAGCTATTGAAAATTATTTCGAAAAATCTGACGCTGAAGATCCGCAAGAAGCCCTATTCGAAGAAATTCAGGAAGAAATGGTCCAATCTGGTTTTTTCAAGAAGAAGATTTTGAAATATATCGAGAACATGCGTCTTGGGCTGGAATTGGCAGAGAGCCAAGCTACCGGAAACGACGCAACAGCTCAAATGCAAGCCAAAGCCATTTCAGAAATTATTGGCAAGATGGAAAGTGCGCTCTCTTAACCGAATGCGCAAGGCTTGGTTTGACTGACCAAGAAACGATTCTAAATTGCAATAAATGGGAGCTTGACGCCATTCTCGAAGGTCTGCACTATAGGCAGATTGAAGAACGCGAAAACTTATCGGCTTTAGCTTTGGAACTGCGCTATACGCTCAACAGCAAGAAGGTTGACACTAACAAGCTTAGCAAGCGCAAAGAAAAAGAAAAGGTGCGAAGAAGCTTCCACAAGCCGACAAAACAAGAAATCAAAAACAAAAGCGAATTTGTGGCCAAGCTTGAAAAAGCTAGCCAGATGTTTGCAAACAGAAAATAAACAACGAAGGAGGTGGATGCATGAGTTTTGATGGCTCAATCTTCGCTGAGATTGGTGCAGATACCAGAGCGTATGAGCGTGCTATGAATGAGATTGCTGTTATGACCAAACAAGCTTTTGATAATGCTCAAAAAGCTGCGGTGAATAGCTCAAATCAGATGATTCAAAAAATCGGACAGCTGATGAATGAGCTGGCTAGCAATAGCAGTACACTTGGTCAGAAAATCGGTCAAGGCTTCAAAGGCGGTCTGAATATCGCTCTTGGTGAAATCCATCGGATTGCATCCAATATTGGGCAACGTCTGCCTGAACCCATACAGAACGGGCTAAATAAAGTAGCTCAAGCGTTTATTAGTCTTAATTCCAAGATTTCTAGCGCATTATCTCCAATAACAGCTAAAATGACCTCGGTCGGTAGCTCTATCGGGAACGCTTTTAGTTCTGCATTAGGAAGAGTAAATAATTTTGCAAATCAGGCTAGCAATACGTTAGGTGGCAAGTTGATTGGTAAAGTCAGCGCCTTGTCTAGCAAAATTTTAAGTGGGCTCGGCAATGCATTCCAACAAGCAGGTAGTAAAGCTACTAATGCTTTGATGGGCATTGTGAATCACACGAACCAAGCAGCCTCCGCTACAAGCAATCTCATCAAGACAGCTTTAGGAATTTCTGCAGCTTATGCAGGATTTAATTTCATCAAAAATGCGATAGGCGGTGCGATTACCAAATCAGCTGACTTCGAAGCTCGCATGAGTAGCATCAAGGCTGTTACTGGCTCTAGTGCTGAAACGATGAAGCAGTTCCATGATGCAGCCGTTAAAGCGGGTGCTGACACAGCGTTTTCTGCTACAGAAGCAGCAGATGCCATCGAAGAATTAGCAAAAGCTGGAGTATCTACCAAGGATATCTTAAACGGTGGTTTAACGGGTGCTTTGAACTTAGCAACTGCAGGCGAGCTGGATTTGAAAGAGGCGGCAGAAATCGCATCTACGGCTTTGAATGCCTTCAAGCGAGATAATCTGAGCGTAGTGGATGCAGCAAACCAATTAGCGGGCGCTGCGAATGCGTCGGCTACTGATGTCCATGAATTAAAATATGGGCTTTCTGCAGTTGCGCCAGTCGCAAGCGGTCTTGGGTTATCATTCAAAGACACAACAAATGCGTTGGCAGTGTTTGCTCAGAATGGTCTTAAAGGATCTGACGCGGGTACATCACTCAAGACTATGCTGATGAACTTGCAACCTCAGACTAAGGCGCAAGCCAATATGATGAGAGAACTCGGGATCATCACAGAAGATGGGTCTAATAGATTCTTTACTGCAGAAGGTAAAATCAAATCATTTGCTGAGGTATCTCAAGTATTAAAAGAAAGCTTGAGTGGCTTAACAGAGCAACAGCAACAACAAGCACTCAAGACCATGTTTGGTACAGATGCAGTGCGTGCTGCAACTATCGCGATGAATGAGGGTGCAGACGGTGCCAATAAAATGCAAGCAGAAATCAGCAAGGTTACTGCTGCAGAAGTTGCTGCTGAAAAGTTAAACAACTTAAAAGGCGCTATCGAAGGTCTGAGCGGATCGTTTGAGACTCTACAAATTAAGCTTGGAGAATCCGTTCTGCCACTATTTACTACAATCGTAAGATATGTAGATAAGCTGGTAGACAAATTTAGTCAATCGCAAGGCATTCAAAACTTTACTGATGCCATGGCTACTATCAATCCTGTTTTAGACCATTTCTTGAATGGTACTAAGTTAGCAGATGGTGTCATGGAGAAATTCAAAGGAACAATGTCCTCTGCAGCGCCTATCCTTGGCTTAGTAGGTGGTCTACTCGCATTTGGTCCTGCAACCAAAGGGCTAACATTGCTTACTGGCCTTTTAGGTGGTTTGGGAACTAAAATAGGCGCCCTTGGAGGCATATTGAGTAGCGGTTTTAGTTCTGCTGCTGGAATGGTCGGTCTCTTTGCTGCTCAAGTTAGCGGTTTAGGCGGTGTTTTAGGCGGAGCGGCATCAAAAGGATTGTCTGTCTTGTCTATGATGACAAGCGGCATCAGCTCTGTCATGAGTGTAGCTTTAGCCGCTATTGGTCCGGCTGCAATCCTTGGTTTAGTCGTGGCTGGTTTGGGTATCATCAACAATCAGTTTGGCACTCAAATTGACCAATTGCTAAACACAGTAACCACTAAAGGCCCTCAAATTATTCATAATCTGGTTCAAGGGATCACGAATGCTATTCCTGCTCTAATCGCTTCAGGGGCGGATTTAATAGCAAAATTTGCTAGTGCTTTTGAGACCATGTTTCCAGTCATTGTGAATGCTGGAGTGAGCCTGATTGTGAGTTTGGTTCAAGGGATTGGCCAGAATGCTACTTCCTTGATTAGCTCAGCCAATACTATTTTAAGTACCTTTGTCAGCTCGTTGCTAAACGCACTGCCAACTCTTTTGTCAGCTGGGATGGAGTTGTTAGCAAATCTTTCTCAAGGAATTTTAAATAATATTCCTCAGATGATGGCTAACGCTCAAAGGACCGTAACGACCTTCTTGACCGGTCTTGGCCAACAGATGCCTCAGATTATCCAAAACGGGATCCAAATCCTGCAAAATCTGATAACTGGAATTGTCCAGTCGTTACCGACAATTTTACAAATTGCAGTACAGGTTATCACATCCTTTATCCAAGGATTGGTATCTAACTTACCTGCGATTATCCAGGGCGGCATCCAGCTGATCATGTCTCTTGTGACAGGTTTGATACAAAACTTGCCACAAATCATTGCTTCAGCAGCTCAAATCGTCGTTTCGCTCGTTTCTGGTTTGATACAAGCGGCACCTCAATTGATTATGGGCGGTCTACAGCTGATTGCTCAATTAGTCATCGGTTTGATAACTGGCATACCGAAAGTCTTAGAAGCTGGTTGGGAGCTTATCAAAGCTCTAGGCGGTGCTTTGATTGACGGAATCGTTGGAATTGGTCAAAAAGTGGGTGAGTTCTTCGGCGGGATTTGGGACTGGATCACTGGCAAAAACGAAGAGGGTGCCAGCAAGACCAAGGCGACTATGGATGATTTGACATCATCTGTGTCGACTAAGACCTCTGAGATGTCCACGGCTGCGAAGACTAATACTCAAGATATGGCTACAGGTGTCCAACTTAACATGGACACGATGGGACTGAATGCTTCTAATGCGGTCAATACGATGGGGACAAATGTTAATACTAGCTTCCAAAATCTAGTAACATCATCCAATACGAACATGCAGGCCGTGGGAGCTAACGTCACAAATGGAATGACACAAGCTCAGACCAATGCGACGTTACAGGCGCAGACTATGCAGCAAAACGTTGGCAATTCCATGAATTTGATGGGGCTTGATACGCTGAATAAAGTAACGACCATGAATACAAATGTAGACGCTAATATGCAAGCGCTCGTTACGACTACGGGTATTAACATGCAGGCTTTAAGCAGCAATGTATCTAGCAATATGCAACAGGCTCAGGCAACCGCTACGGCTGAGTCAGCGACTATGAATGCGAATGTTTCAAGTAATTTGAGCGGTTTGAATACAAGTGCTAGTTCCTACATGCAGGCGCTTCAAACAGACTCAAATGCTGCATTCCAGACTGTTCAAACCAATGCTAGTGCTATTTCTAGTAGCACGGCTGCCGCTGTTTCGGGTAATTACAATACTATGAGCGGAAATGCGACAGGCTCAACGAATAGCATGCAGGGATCTACCACTTCGGCATTTACTACTATGCAGTCTAATGCTGAAAGCAGCTCTCAAGCGGTCGCAAATGCAGTGACAAATAACTTTAAGAATGCCGAGACGGCTGCGACAAATGCCATGAACGGCGTTTCCAAGGCTGTGACAGACGGCATGAATAAGGTTGATCAAGCTGCAACTTCAGGCGGAAATAAGATGGCTCAGACATTTGATAGTACCTTGAATAAAGTCAAGAGTTCAGTCCAGCAGGGGATGTCTACCGTTTCATCTGCTTTTAACAGCGGAATGAACCAAGCCGTCAGCATTTCGTCTTCTGCGAATAGTCAGATTGTGGCTGTTTTCAATACGCTGGCTAGTCATTTGCATTCTGTAGGTGTTTATGCCGGCTCAGGACTTTACAACGGTTTGGCAAGCATGGCTGGCAGTCTGTACGCGCTCGCATATTCAATCGCTTCTAATATTGCAAGCGTGATGCGTTCTGCTCTGGATATCCATTCCCCATCTCGAGTCATGGATGCGATTGGTGGCTTTACAGGTGAAGGGATGTATAACGGTATGGCTGGTTGGGTCAAAGCGATTGACGGAGTCGCAAAAGACTACGCCATGGCCATTACTGACCAGAAATACGGAGTCGATAGCGTAGTTACTACCTCAGCTAGCGTAAATAACAGCGGTATTCGTTCGTCTCTTGAGAATCTGAGCGATGATGTGAAGCATTCTCAGTTGTCGGATACGAAATTTGAAATCCACAATGAAATGGTGGGAGACAAGATCTATACGACTGTCAAAGAGAAGGAAGCGCGTGATCGTATCAAGGATGACTACTTTGTCTACGAATAGAAAGGCTACGAAATGGATTTATTGATTACACATGCTAACGCTGAGACTAAATTGTCTCAGTTAGGCATTTATAACATTAAAATTGCTGATAGTACGCCTTCTGTTGAAGTGGACAGGCGTACAGTCAAGGGACGCAGCGGGTATATCCACGATGGGGTTACCCTGCGTCAAAAAACAATTAGAGTTTCTGGAAGGCTGGCAGTTGCTAGCCTTTTGGCATTTATGGAAAAGCAAGATGAACTTGCAGGCTGGTTGTACGGTGATGAGCCTTATTTTGTTACGAAAATGCACCCAGTACAAGATGACTTGTACGGGTTTGAATTGCCAGGAGCAAAAAAGGGCGATTTGAACCTTTTGGAAATCCCGCATACACCTTGGAAGTATCGATATAAGGTGCACATCGGAAATGAAATTGACTATAGCTTTATTGGCAAATCAGCAGCAGGTTTGAAATATAACATTTCTTTTGAACTAGTAACTGCTGAATTGCCATTTGGAGAAACTACTCCTCGAGATGTTGTTTTATCTGGTGGAGTCATCCCGTACAAGGGCACAGCGGCTCTTAGCCAGCTAGAAGTACCTTATGTAGTAGAATTGACTGCAAGCGCTAGCCAAACAAGTTTCTTCCTGGAGATCGACGGAAGACGCTGGGCCTACAATCATGCTTCAACACCAATCAAAGAAGGTGATAAATTACGCCTATCTGGTGTTGAAAACGTGATTTATAAAGGCGTGGCATTGCCAGACTTGAATATCAACATTCGAACGAATTATGAATATTTTGTCATTCGTCCAAATCCGCAGAAACAAGTGCGCTATTCTACGGATTTCAGGGGCACTATTAAAATCTTTGGTTTTAAAGAATTGTATAAGTAAGGAGGTGGTAGATTGATTACATTTATTGATGAAAAAGGTACAGAGCATAGTGCTTTAGTTGCTTACTCTGCAACCAATGCGGTCAACGGTGAATTGTCTGTAAAAGGCACAATCTACACCAACGATGAGGTCTTGCACGGCATAGATCGTGGCTGGCGTTTTCGCTTAGACGATGAATACTATCGTGTTACTTATGCAAAGCCTAACGATGCAGGACGACAGATTGAAGTTGAATTTGACGCAGTACATCAATTCTTCTACGATATGTCGAAATCAATGGTCTATGATACTTTAAATGGTTCAAAACCATTTGAAACATATCTGCAAGCGATTTTTTCAGGTAGTGGCTACACCTACAGTTTGGAAACGACAGTCGGATCTATTCGAAAAGAAAATTTCGGAAATAAATCTCGACTCTCACTTTTCAACGATATCATCAAGGCTGCTGGACTTGAATTTTCTGTCCGTGGCCATGTGGTCCGAATCTTAAAACGAATCGGAACAGATCTATCAACAATCGTTCGTAAAGACTTTAATATGAACGAGTTGAAAATCGAAAAGAATATCAATAGCTTCGTAACCTACCAACGTGGCCTCGGTGCTTGGAAAGATGATGAAGATCATTCAAAAGGTCGCTATGAATCTGAGTATGAAAGCCCACTAGCGAAAATCTATGGACGAATCGAAGCAGAGCCTGTCGTAGATGAACGCTACAAAGAAACTGGCAAGCTCTTAGAACGCTTAAAAGAGAATGTCGATAAGTCTTATAAGGTTTCTGTTGAAATTGATATGGAAGACTTGTCACGCGCTGGTTATCGACTTAGTCGTTCAAATCCGGGCGACTACATTATGGCCATTAACGAAACGTTAGGATTTAGCCAAAAGGTTCGTATTGTGTCGTTTACCAGCGAATACGACGTGGGTGGCAATCTAATCAGTCGTAAGGTTGTCTGCAATGATATCGGCTCTGTTCAACGAAGGGCAAGCGAAATGAGCAGTCTTGCTCGTTCGGTCCAGGATGTCGCCGCAGAGAATGCCAAGGCTATCGCTACAGCGACTAAAGCGCTCGTTTCTGCTGATGGCAAGAACACAATCTACTTTAGTGAAAGCAAACCAAGAGACGAGCCTGTGGGCACTCTCAGAAAGGGTGATCAGCTTTATCTAAAAGAGGGAGAAAAGACTAATCTGTACTTTTGGAATGGTGCAGAATGGGAACTCAACCCTTTAGAAATGGATATCGTGAAATTTCGCAAGGAATACGAGTCCAAAACTAAAGAGATTAACCAATCCATGGCCACCCAGACCCAGCAAACAACCCAAGCCCTCCGCACGGCCGGGGCTAACGCCTCGGCTATCGAGGCGGCCAAGGGTGCTATCACCAAGCTCAATCAGGACTTGGCTGGTGCTAAGCAGACGAATCAGGCTGCAATCGACCGGCTAGAATCTGACTTTGCTAATGCGCAGAAGACAGCAAACGACCAAACAGCGCTTCTGAGAAGCGACTTGGGCAACATCCGCACAAAGCAGAGCCAGCACGAAACCGAAATCAGCAAGCAAATGCAGGCGCTCAATGCGACCAAGGCTGAGATTGCGGGCGTGAAATCCGCTCAGGCTACGTTTGAGCAGACGACTACTCGCAGACTGGCAGAGTTGGCCAACGTGGCTGACGGTAAGGCTAATAGGTCGGAGCTCGTGCAGACGGCTACAGACTTGAGTAGTAAGATTGCGAGCGTGCATTTAGGGCGTAGAAATCTACTAAAAGGCACAAAAGAGCTTGCGAGATACAAGCCAGCTAGCGAATACAATGGCTTTAAGGTGATCAGGACGGTTGCAGGAGCAACTGGTTATCAGGATAGCTACAAAGAAACAACCGTTATACCAACGACTGGGACAGAGTACATAGCTATCTTTTATGCGAGAGCAAGCGAAAATGACTATCCTGTACGATGTCATCTATACAATCCAAACACAGTCACGTTATCGGAAAACAGCAGCGGATATAAGTCAAGGTCGTCAGATGGCTTGTCTATTATCCGTCTCTCGACAGACTGGCAATTGTGCTGGGTCAAGTGGACTCAAACCGCAATTGACACAGCCAAAGGAGTTATCATTGGCCGACACGGCCCTCAAGTAGGCGGTAAAGAGGGGGTATGGGTCGAAATCTGCGCCCCTGCCCTTTTTGAGGGTAATCTTGTCGGTGACTGGTCACCCGCTCCAGAAGACCAAGATGAGCGTGTCTCAGCCATAGAGTCAAGCTTTAAGCAACGAGCCGACTCGCTCGAAGCTGGAGTGTCTAGCTTGCGGGAGGGGCTCAAGACCAAAGCTGACTCAAGTGCTCTGACTGTGCTCTCAGATAGTATCAAGCAGTCCGTCAAATCGCTCGAGACCGACACAGATAACAAGCTGAATCAGAAGCTCAGCATAGCTCAGTTTGAGGTAAGAGCCACAGGCATTAGACAAGAGATTGTCAATGCTACAAAAGACAAGGCTGATAAGGCCTTGGTAACGGCAGAGGCCGGGCGGTTGCGTGAGGAACTAGCTAGTCTGTCGGTGGGCGAGAACCTCTTTATCAACTCAGAATTTAAAAATCTGAGGGATAACGGCCAGCGCTACACAGCAAATGGTAGAACCTATCAAAATATGATTGCTCCGTATTGGTACAATCCATACAACGCAGGCCTGCCGAATGCACAAAATAACCAGCATGGGTATTTTGACACGGGAACGTTTAGTGATACTGTCTTTGCTTTTAACGAGAGCGACGGGAGTCGTCACTGGAAAGCACTATCAACTGATTTTAAAATCGGAGTCATTGCAGCCGGAGAGTATTACTTTTCGGCTGATTTGTATGCGGCAGGCCTTGGAACGTATATCGTAGTAGGTTTTTACTATCATGACGCAAGTGGAAGAATGAATTTTTACTCTGGGCGAAAAAGAATTGATGTTACTGAAAAAGGCCGTTGGACTAGGCTAGGAATTGACTTAAAGGTCAATGATGACATTGACCTGACCAAGAAAGTCCAATTTTACATTTACGGGTATAATTTTGCTAGCAACTCAATTTTGTACCTTAAAAAGCCTAAAGTCTCGAAAGGTCGCTTAAAAAGCGATTGGAGCCCAGCTCTGGAAGACACAGAAGGCCTCATCACCGAGGCCAAGGCAACGTTCGAACGAACAGCCCAAGGCTTACGGACAGACTTGTCAGCTGTTCAAGCTTATGTCAACGCTGATGGTACCAGAGCAGAAGCTCAGCGGACCTACAGTCGCGAAGAGACGGCCCGTCAACTGACAGCTGAGCGCAAGGTTATCGAGGCTGGCTATGTGGCCAAGACTGCATATACAGAGGATGCGAAAAGCATTAACAGGCGATTTGAGGAGCTAAAAACCAGCTCTGAGACGAAGCTGGCTGAATACAAGCACGGCATTGACGGCCGACTGGCCAACGTGCAAGCTGCTATCAACACAGCCAACGGATCATTGACGAGCTTTAATACATGGAAGCAGTCAGCGCAGGAGACTTTAAACAAAGTCGGCAGGGTCGAGACTGGTCTTAACGAGACCAAAACTAGCCTAGCTGAGTTTAAGCGCACGGCTGAGGGCCAGCTTTCTACCATCACTCAACAGGTCGCTGGGAAGGCTAGCCAGACCGACTTCCAGCGCGTACAAGAGACGAGCAAGCTCTATGAGCGATTGATTGGCTCGACCGAAAAAGAGGTCACGGACAAAGTCTCTCGCATGGTCATGACCGATCAGCTTTTTCAGACAGAGGTATCCAAGAACCAAGGTTTGAGGACGGTGCAGAGTCAACTAGCTGGAAGCTGGTCGATCAAAAATCTCAACTCGGCTAGCGATATCCTTGGTCAGCTCAATTTAAATCCAGATGGATCAGTCTCAATCAACGAGGGGCTGATCTCTATCGGCGATAAGACTCACATTAAAAACGGCGTCATCAAGAACGCCATGATTGAAAGCATGCTAGCGGATAAAATCACAGCGGGCACGCTTAACGCTGCGAATGTCAACATCATCAACTTAAATGCTAATAAGATTGTCGGCTTAGATGCGAACTTTATCAAGTCTAAAATCGAGTTAGCGTTTATCGAGTGGATGAAAGGAAAGACAATCTCAGCTCAAAACGATGCGATGCAGATCAATCTAAACGATGGTCATGTGTTGTTTTATAATGACGACGCATCCATCAAGCGAGTTTTAGAGGGCTACCCGACTCAATTCATCCGCTACGAAAACAAAGTGGAAAACGGCCAAAATCACGGCCGCACTATTATCGGTAGCAACCGTAACGGAACCAATGTTTGGAAATCAGCCTCTTTCGCTGGTTTTGTTATCGATAACAATTCAAACAATAGCGTAGATAAAATCTACCAGTTTGGGGACTATAACTATCTAAGGCATGCGCAGGGCGACGATGGCTGGAATTTTAGCGTAGTAACGCAGGCGATGACGCCTGGCGTCTGGAACAAAAACTCGGAAATTTGGGCGCGACATTTCATCGTGCCTCGTAATACAAAAGGAGACACAGATAGCCCGACGCAGTTTATCCGCTTAGAAGAAAGTGTAGCTGCGATTTGGAATATCTTAAATCACGCAGCCAGTGGCCAAGTCACGATGACCCAAGCGATGAAAAACTTGATTAACTCAAGAAAAGCCGCGTGGGACATCGTCCGGAACGTAGGATAAAAGGAGAAAAAATGAACGAAAGCATACAAAATAATTTAGCGATCGAAATCGCTAATAAATCATTAAGAATCGCAACGCTTGTAGCTCAAAATGAAGAGCTACAAGTGCAATTGCAGCAGGCTTTAGAGCGGAACGTGGATCTTGAAAAGCAATTGCAAGCATACGAACCACGCGCAGAAGAAACGCCTGAAAGTGAGGTAGAAGCATGAGAAACTGGGCTGTAGTCGGGAAATATCCAATTTATGACGATGATAACAAGATTTCGCACACCGAAATCGCTATCGCGTCCACCTCCAGTGGTTACGCAACTTTCTCTGAGCGAGTTTTTGGTGACCATGCAAATAAGAGCGAGAAAGAGTTGGTAGACCTTGCTTTGGAAGCTCTTTTTAAATCCGAATTTTCTGATCGCGCTATGGCAGAATCTGTCCAGAAAATCGAAGAGATGGATCAAGCTGTCAAAGAGTCTAAGACTTTAATGGCCAAAATGGAAGCAGCTATCGCGAAAGCTGAAGAATCTACGAATGAGAATCGCAAGCTTGTCAAAACGGTCACGCTAACGCTCAATCAAATTATCGCAGGCGGTGTTGATGACTCCGCCGACGAAGCAGGCGAGGAGGGAGAACATGAATCGTCTAATCAACCAAATCAAGAATAAAATTAAAGGAGGATCAGCAATGATGATCAATTATTTTGCAATGCAAGTCAATTTGGGGTGGATCACCCTTGAAGAAGTGCCAAAACGCTATCGTGCGAAAGTAGCCGAGCTGGTGAATCTGTCCGACCTCGGAAATAAGGAAAGCAAGAAGGGAGATTTATGATCCGCTTTACACCCGAGGATATCAGCCTAATTATTGGTTTTGTCGGTGTCTGTCTGGGCATCTACGGCAGTTTTAAAAGTACAATTATAGCGCAAGAAAAGCGCTTGGTTGTGCTGGAAAAAGATATCGAAAATTTAAAGGAGTTCAAAGGCTCGGCTACTCAGCGCCTAAATAATCATGAGGAACAGAATAAGACAATTTTAGTCCTCGCTGAACAAATCAAGGGACTGAGCGAAGATGTTCGGGAACTCAAACAACTTATCACGAATAAGGAGTAGCTATGCTAGATTTTTTAAAGAACTTATGGGACAGCGGGATTTTGACCGCTGTCGCCTTTTATGCGATTAGACTAATAATAGCGAACACAAAAAATAAAAATATCGCTATGTTTGCAAGCTGGGCACAGCAGGCTGTGGCCTTTGCAGAACAGTATTCCAACCCTGGGCAAGAAAAAAAAGACCTAGCTATGAGACTGGTTCGCAGGCGTATACGAGCTAATGGCTTGGCTGGTAGATTTAGCGAGGAGCAAATCTCAGGCGCTATCGAATGGGCATTGGCCGAGATGAAGAAAAATAATTAGGAGGAGGTGATCGCTTGACGACACAAAGACAACTTTTAGACAAGTTGGATAGTTTGGTCAATCAACGCGTGACAGTACCGACGAATCCATATGGCGGTCAGTGCGTGGCCTTAATTGACAACGTACTGCAGTATCAAGGGTTATTTGACTTAAATTTTGGTTACGTCAATGCTATTGATTGTCTGTATAGAGCTGCTCAACTCGGTCTTAAGGTAACGTACTTTAATGGCTCGAATAAACCACCTATCGGATCTGTGTGGGTGTCAGACTGCTTGCCATATCATGAATTTGGTCATATTGGATTTACAACCGGATATAATCCGGACGGAACGATAATTACTGTCGAGCAAAATATCGACGGGAATGGAGACGCACTATTTGTCGGTGGTTGGACGCGCAAAGTTACCCACACCTTAACACCCGATGGGGCGTTCGGCTATGACAACTGGCAAGCTCCTGATCAGCAACTTGTAGGCTGGTTCGAACTCCCTTTCGATGGGACGACAGCAGAAGAAAACACAACAAAATTGGAGGAATTAGAATTGAATAAAGACTTTATCTTAAAAAACGGGAAATACGGCTTTGGAATCTACCTCAGCGGTAAGTACATGGGACTAACCGATATGGGGACTGTCAACAGCTTTAGAGACAGCTTACAGCTGCCTGTGGTATCTTTGTCTGACAAGGATTTTTTGAAGTTTGTCGAAACTTTTGGCAAATAAAAAAGCAGCGGAAACTGCGGAAAATAAATATTTTTTCTTAAATTTTAATCTCCCCCGGCCGAAAGGCTGGGGCTTTTTTATATTATATAGTGTTAGATAAACAATTGTCTCTATAACGGAAAATCTCGAAAATGTCCACTCTGACGGACTTGGCAGACTGTAAGCGCTGTCGGTCTGTTTGCGCGTGATTTTTCAAGCGAAAGAGGGGCAAAAAAGGGGCATAAGTAGTAAACTTTTGTATTTTTATGACAAGAAGCAGATGTAATTTACAACGTATAAAGGCTTATTTTAAGCTTTTTTCGGTGTATATGTGTTCATCTATATAGTGCTTTTCAATTACTCTTAAATAAGAGGCATATACCAATTAGAATTCGGAATACTATAGTATCAGCCTTTTAGAATCGTGAACACATTTTAGAAACTGATAAATTAATTTAGTTTCCTGCCAAAAACCCTACCAAAAATTAATTTGGCAGGGTTTTTCTTTTTAATAAAATTATTTTGGAGAACAGTTGAATATTGTTCTCCTTTTTTTATTTTCTGGAGGGAAAATGACAAAAGAATTACAATCATCACGCTATATTGTCATTTCATTTT